ATCGAGACGGCGTCGAGTGATCCTACGCCGGCAAGAATCTTGTCAAGGTTCTTACCAAGACGGGGCAAAGTTTTCGTGAGAAAACCTAACCCTTCCGAACTGATCCGAGCTTTGACATGTTTAGTGTCATTTCTTAGGTCAGATGTAGTGTATACATTACTATGCAACGTTTGCACGTCACGTAGTAGGGTGATGAATACTTCACTGTATTCTAGGCTCTTAGAACGGACCATAATATTGGTATCGTTTCCTAGAGCATGACACTCTATTACGTGTTACGGAAGAACGAGTAAAGGTCCTCCAAATCAACGAAGTATTCCCTTATGGGTAATACTACGTTGGTGTAAGGAGGATTGACTCGTAAGAACTTAGAGAATAATCTCTAAGATCAAGGCACTAAAGAGTGCCATTGATCAATGTCGCGGCGCCGTTACCGGTACCGTCGTACAGAATCGTCGTTGTGGCCCCAAGTGAGGCTAAAAACGACATTAATTCTGCAGAGACGTTAGCGGCTTCGGCGAATGCAGTCATGTTACCGACAGGAATGTCGGCGACTGCGTAGAACGAAACAACAACGGGTTTAGTCGTGTCGACTTGGCCCGCAATCGTTTTATCGAAACGAACCAACGACCGTCGACGGAGATCCGTCCCAGCCCCTGACTCAGTATGTTTAACACTGAGTCGATGAGGCGCGGATGGAGTTTCTCCAACAGCGGCGAAGGTTGTAACACGTTCACCTTGACTGATCCGGCTGAATTCAACTTCAGTACCGGCCGAGTTCTTAACTTCGTTTGTAACGAGTGTATTACTTAACATGCAGTAAGTCTATTTTGGAGGACTAATCCTCCACTCATAGATGAGTTGTTATGTTGATCAGTGCACTCGCGAGACGCGAAGAGCACCTGCCAGGGTAAACTCCTTTAGGGAGAATCCTGACGTGGTTATATGACCTAATCCTATCGGATAAGAATCCCGTTTATACGCGGATTCTCTACAATAGGATGCACGTACAAGTGGTTTCGGCAGTGTCGTTATCCCAAGATTCGATTCAACATCGATCTTAGTTAAGCGATTAACTGTTGTTGACCACATGTACCTATGTATGACTGTAACAGGTTCCAAGTTCCTGACTTTGAATTGATCGAGCCATCGACTTACGCCGAGGACCCAATCAACAACAAAGGACCAGGGAATGGCGTTCCAGATAATAGCGGGGTTTAAATTCACCCCGAGACTATCTGCTAGACCCAATATAGCCGCATTCTCACGCTGAAATTGCGTGAGGTAATACGAATATTGGATCTCGCCATGGAACTGAGCCTTATCGTACGTTACCGTACGATAAGCTTTAAACACACCGTTCAAACACGGACCGGAAGGAAGTCCAGCCGGGTCACCGATAAAGGTGCCCGATAGCTTGACAGTACTTCCGTACGTGGATGACGGGGTCTGTGCCTTATCAGGGTACAAAGACTCTAACCCGCAGTAATAATGGCGAGTTAGAAGTTTGCCCTCGAGGTCAAGCAGGTTTTTAATCTGTTTGCTCGTGTTAATCAGAGCACGCCGGATACCGGCAATGTCTGACAGCAGTGGCATGACGTTGAACTCCTTTTGGAGGTACGCGTCAGCTGTTCCGCCCATGATCCGACGAAGCGTCTTGTTCGACTTGAACATAGAGGCTATTCGTTTTATTGTGCGCGGCAGCGTCTTAAAGTCTTTCAATTCTATCACAGAATTGACAAGACTTAGCTGCGGCTTAATCCCTGGTAACATAGTCCGAAGACTCTGTGTAACAAGGGTATCAAGAGTGGCGGGACTGGAAATTAATCCAGTCGAGTCATTCTTCAGCAATACGGGTAATCCAACAGTAGGATAAGCCCGTGGACCGAACGCCGTTTCCTCGTATAGTGCGCAACATGGAACGCAGTCAATGCGATCGTAGTATGCAGCACTAGCCAACAAAAGGTAGGTACCATTTGTTGTAGTATCCGTGTTAAACCAGTTTGTGCGTTTATAATGCTCAAACTTGTTCCACGAATCTCGAGTGTTCTTCAATACCAAGTCCGACGCGACTTCATATAGACTCTCCATTTCAAGAGGAGGGACATAATGGAATCGACGAGGATCAGGAATATAGTGCCAGTAGCCTTCCGGCCAAAACACATATGCCTGTCTTGGATAGATCGTGCTAGTCGATACGTTAAAATAACGATACGACGCAGTAGATCTTACCTTTGAAGAAACAAACGATAAACGCGTTCTCATACATATTCCTCGTTAGAGGATAAGTCAATCCCTACTATACCCATTGGAGGCTATAGATAGAGTAGCAATAAGCTACACTAAACATATAACTACCCTCACAAGGTGAGGCATCCGTTGCAATGATAGTAATGAATTAACTACGGGAACCCCTCGCGG